TATACCTAGTACTAATTATTTAAGACCCAATAGTTTTAAATTTTTAATCGCTAAAATGCCCAATGTAACATATACTTGTCAAAGTGCCAATTTACCTGGTCTTAATTTAGGCGCGGCCATGCAACAGACACCCTTTGTAGATATACCACATCCAGGTGATAAAATCTTTTTTGGTGAATTTATCATACAGTTTCTCATCAACGAAGACATGAGTAATTACAAAGAACTCTATGATTGGATGATAAGCATAGGTGTCCCCAGTGGTGGTGATCAATATGGTTCACTTACTAGAAGAGCCAGCAGTTTTGATCAATATAATTATAACAATTCTTTCAGTGATGCCAGTTTATTAATCATAGACAGTAATAACAATCCCAAGGTTAAATTGAATTTTGAAGATCTTTGGCCAACTGCAGTCGAAGGATTAAACTTTGATATTACCAGTTCAGGCATGGAATATTTTGTTGGAACTGCTACTTTTAGATACAAAGTATTTACCATAGAAAAATTCTAATTGACTCAATAAATAATTTATTATATAATGGTTCTATCTGAATGGAGAAATGTGAATGAAATTAGTTGAAATACAGGAAATGTGGGTAGCTGACAGTCGCATAGACGAAACCAATCTGGGTTCGGAAAGTGCTAAAATTCCCAAGTTACACGCCAAATATCTCAATCTGCTGGTCAACGCCAAACTAACAACTCGTCGAAGCGAATCAGAATATCTACGCATGCGTCGTCTTAAATGGCGCTATTATCGTGGCGAAATGACTCAGATTGAACTGGACGAACAGAACTGGCCGCAATGGCAGGGCGTTAAACCACTCAAGAATGAAATGGATGAATTCATAGCCACAGATACAGAACTCATAGCCCTGCAGGACAAACTGGAGTATCACAGAACCGTACTGAGCATGCTCGAAGGCATACTAAAAAGCATACACAGTCGCACCTGGGACATTAAGAACAGCATTGAATGGACTAAATTTACCAACGGAATGATTTAATGGATAGATTATCAAAATTTACAACTAGACTTGAAAAGCTAGGTATACATGTAACCTTTGCAGCTAACTTCCCTTGGATTTATTTTGATACGATTAATGGAAAAGAAGTGACAGGAACGTTTCATGCTGATCATGGTTGGACTGCATTTTTCATGCAACTTGATGGCTCATATAAGTTTAGTGATAGACGAGAAGTGTTTAAAAAAGTAAGAGAGTTGATACAATGATTGAAGGTACAAAAGATGGCCAACATAACCATTAAACCTAAAAATCAGGTTCATTGTCGTGTAGATGCTGACGTTGGCATCATGCAGGAATTGTCTGATTATTTTACCTTTGAACAGCCAGGTGCACGCTTTATGCCACAGTACCGTGCCAAGCTCTGGGACGGCAAGGTGCGTTTATACAGCATGTTTACTCAGGAACTGTATACTGGTCTCATACCCTATGTACAGGCCTTTGCTGCTTTAAACAACTATACGGTAGAAAATACCATACCAGCTGAACCAGATCCCTATGTAGATGTGGCTCAGTATCTAGAAGATTTAAATCTGCAGGGGCATGGTAAGCCCATACAGATTCGCGACTATCAGATCGATGCTGTGCGTCATGCCATTTATTCTGAAAGAACTCTTTTACTAAGTCCAACTGGAAGTGGCAAGAGTCTTATCATCTATGGCACAATGCGCTATCATTTGGATCAGGGACGTCGTCAGTTAATTCTGGTGCCAACAACCAGTCTGGTAGAACAGTTGTATGCTGACTTTCAGGACTATAGCAGCGCCAATGGCTGGCGAACCAGCGAAAACGTACATAGAATCTATGGCGGTCATGAAAAATTAAATAGCTGGCCGGTGGTTATAAGTACCTGGCAAAGTTTATATAAACTGCCAAAAAACTTTTTCGAAGGCTTTGATGTAGTATATGGAGACGAGGCTCACTTGTTCAAGGCCAAAAGTCTAACAGGTATACTGAACAAAATGCCTGACTGCAGATATCGCATAGGCACCACAGGCACACTGGATGGACTGCAGACACATAAGCTCATACTGGAAGGTATCTTTGGAGCAGTTCATAAAGTAACCACTACGCGTCAGTTAATTAAAAACGAACAGCTGGCTGATTTAGACATTACAGTGCTGACTCTGGAATATCCAGATGCCGAACGCAAGGCCAGCAGAGCATTCACCTATCAGGAAGAAATGGACTTCCTGACGCAGTATGAACCTCGTAATCGTTTTATACGTAATCTGGCTCTGGCACAGACGGGCAACACTCTGGTATTATTTCAGTACGTGGAAAAGCACGGCAAACAGTTATATCAGCACATAGCTGAACGAGCCGCTGCGGGCAGAAAAGTATTTTTTGTTCATGGTGGTACTGATACAGATCAGCGTGAACAGGTACGGCATATTACAGAATCTGAAACCGATGCCATCATAGTTGCCAGCTACGGCACATTTAGTACAGGTATAAATATACGTAACCTACACAATATCATATTTGCCAGCCCTAGTAAAAGCCGTATTAGAAATTTACAGAGCATAGGACGAGGATTACGAACCTCTGAAAACAAGGACCGTTGTCAGTTATTTGATCTGGGCGACGACCTAAGCTGGAAGACCAAAAAGAATTTTACTCTACTGCATTTGGCAGAGCGCATAAAGATTTACAATGACGAACACTTTGACTATAAACTTGTTAAGGTTCAATTAAACTAATGCAACTAAAAACCATACGATTTAAAAATGGCGACATCATAGCCTGTGGTGTAGATGATAAATTAACCATGGAAAATCTCCATGATTATGAATTCATTGCCATACAGGATCCAGTTGAGTTCAGCACATTTAAATTTTTAAATAATCAGGGTCAGGTGGTGGAAACCATAAGCATGGCACCGTTCATACCCAGCACGGCCGATCATGAAATTTTGATTCCAACTGAAAGTATATTAACAGTATGTAATCTCAGACCTGGTGCACAACTTCGCTATGATAACTACTTGGATGTACTGCATAGAGAACAGGCCGGCAAGCTTGATGAGCCTGAACAATCACATCGTATAGATCCAGCACTGGCTGAAGAAATCTGGGACGCTCTGGAAGAAGCAGCTGTATCAAAATTGCATTGACATTTATTAATCATTAACATATAATTGGAACATCATGGCCAACGGAAAAGCAAATCATTACATCAACAATGCTGACTTTTTAACAGCACTATTAGAGCACAGAGAAAAAGTACAGGCAGCTAAAACTAACAATACAGACATGCCCGCAGTAAGCAATTATCTGGGCGATTGTTTTATTAAAATTGCCCGTCATCTGAGCTACAAATCAAACTTCATAAACTATAGCTACAAGGACGAAATGATCAGCGACGCCATAGAAAATTGTCTGGCTGTTGTTAATAATTTCGATCCGGCTAAAAGTAAAAATCCTTTTGCGTATTTTACACAGATTACTTTCTTTGCTTTTGTACGACGCATACAGAAAGAAAAGAAGCAGATGGCAACCAAATTTCGCTACATTGATCAGATGGACATCAATGATCTGGTCACACAGGACCACGACAACGGCGAATTCACCAACCAGTTCCTGGAATTCCTCAAAACACAAATGGATCAGTACGAGTACGAAAAAGTCGTCAGCACCATTACTAAAAAGACCGAAAAAATATTAAAAGATATTGACACTGAGTCAGAAGAATAATATAATACAGTAATCTAATTTGAAAGAGATAATTATGAAAGAAAAAACCTATCGTTATTCGGAAATATTTTATTCATTCCAAGGTGAAGCTGAAATGGCTGGTAAGCCAACAGTTTGGTTAAGATTCTTTGGTTGTAATCTTGAGTGTAATGGTTTTGGTCAAGATAAACCCATGGAACCCGACACCTATATTTTACCCTATAAGGATTTTGATGTATCAACAGTAGATAAATTAGAAGATCTGCCAGTTTGGAACTATGGTTGTGATTCATCCTATTCATGGTCAGCCAAATATAAGAAGCTGGTTCATAATGATACAGTAGAAGACATTGTAACTAAACTTACAGAGCTGATGAAAAGCGAAAGTAATCCTTTAGGTGAGTTTATTCATCCTGTTACAAATCAAGATACTCAATTAGCTTTTACGGGTGGTGAACCAATGCTCAATCAAAAAGCAATGATTGACATTGTGAGAGAGTTTGAAAGACGACAAAACAAACCTCGTTGCATTACGGTAGAAACAAATGCTACAAAACATATAGACCCAGAACTAAAAACTTTTATTGAAGAAGAATATACATCTGGTTGGGGATATAGATGGCAT